GCGGTAGTTAATGGTGCAGTACCTACCCGGAAGCGCAATATAATCTTCCATGACTTCCAGAATGAAGTTGATCCGCACGTTATCATAGCTCACCCCGCAACAATGGCGCATGGCCTAACTCTCACCGCCGCTTCGACCATAGTGTGGTACGGCCCGATAACTTCTAATGAGCAGTACGTACAGGCGAATGGGCGGATAGAGCGTGTAGGTAAGCACCACGCTTCCAACGTAGTCCACATAGAAGGGACAGCGCTGGAACGTAAAATGTACCGGAGATTAGAATTGAAGCAGAAGTTACAAGGGCTACTGCTCGATCTTATACAGGAGGAGATGGATGACTGAGAAACTTAGACTATTCAAACAACTGGTTAGCGAAATACATATTAGACGGTACACCCAAGAAGAATACGTTGAGATAGTCGAGGCTATCTATAAGGAGATATTCGATGACTGAATTAACCGTAGATAGCGTGGTCGATACTTATCTCAAGTTACGTAGAAATAAGGAAGCCATTGAAGCTTCCACTAAAGAACAGCTTGTGGATATCAAGGAGAAGATGCTCAAGCTGGAAGCATGGATTACAGCCAAGTCGGACGAGACAGGAGTTAAGTCTTTTAAAACCGATGCAGGTACGGCGTTCCTCACTACCAGTGACTACGCTACCGTAGCCGATTGGGACGCAGTATTGGCATGGGTTAAAGATAACGAAGCGTGGGATATGCTGACTAGAGGTGTGAGTAAAAGATCGGTCCGCGGGTATATCGACGCGAATAAGATAGTCCCAGACGGCGTAAACTTTGGGACCAAGATAGGAGTGTCGGTGCGTAGGCCCGTTAAGAAGGCATGAATAGCGGGGAACTAGAACAAGTTCTGAATGACCCCGTTATGGAGGTGTTCGTTATAAGTAACGGGTTTCTCCTAAAGGTATACAGCTACGACAGACAAAACTGGACTATGACCTACGCCAAAGACGAAGTAGCTATCGCGGAAGAGATCATCGCCGCACAAGCGCGGCACAAACTAGACATCGAACCCAAGCAGGGCGAAATGTTTTCACCAGAAGAAATGGATAGAAGGAAGAAAAAATAATGGCTAGCGATATCATACCAATTGATCTTAAAATACCCGCTCACCTCACTGACCGCATTGGCAAGCCGTCTGTATTAAGTGACAGCCTTGGTGGCGGTATCAGTGGGGGTGCAGAGTTCCCCCGTATCTCAATCAAGGGTTCCCGCTTTCGTCTGATTGATGGTGGGGCTGAGTCTATACTGGATAAAACTTCTCTGGAAGTTGTTATAGTAGGAGCCAATCCCGGGTTATCTAAGGCGTGGTACGCCACGGCGTGGAATCCTGATGCGGAACCGTCTGCTCCTGACTGCTATTCATTGGAGGGAGACAAGCCCCACCCGGACAGTACCCAACCACAGAATGACCTGTGTGCAAGTTGTCCGCAAAACGCATGGGGTAGCCGTGTCACCCCACAAGGCACAAAAGTGAAGGCGTGTGCCGACAAGAAACGGCTGGCCGTTGTATCTGCCGACGATGCTGGTGGCCCTATCTACTTGCTGGAAGTCACGGCGTCTGCGCTCAAGGGTCTTAACCAATACAATACCGGATTGAAGCAACGTGTTATCCCCACCGAGTGTGTACGCACCGTCATCTCATTTGATACGGATGCGTCATACCCGAAATTAAAATTTGGGTTTGGTGGGCTACTGACCGAAGAAGTCCAGAACACAGTGGACCCAATATTCAGTTCGCCACTGGTCAAGCAGATTACAGGCGAGATAGCCGGTTCAGTTGCCGCACCCGTCAAAGCAGTTGCCCCGCCTGCAGAAGTGCCCACACCGACACCAACTCCAGAACCTGTTGAGGATAAGAAGGTAACAGGGTTTGGGCCAGCGACTGTCGTAGCTGGTGCAGAAGCACCCAAAGCGGAAGCTACGCAGGAAGAACCTGTAGCGGCTCCCGCCGCCGAAGGAACCGAAGGGCTGGCCGCTGAGATTACCCAGCTTATGGAGGAGGTAGCTGATGATGCCTGATGAACCACTTAATTTCACCAATGTCGAGGCACTGCGGAAACATATGCTCCTCACCGTGACACAGATGGCCAAGGTATTGACCGTGTCGCGTGTGACCTACACCGGATGGGTTAACGGAAAACCCATTCGGAAGAAGAACAACTCCAAGGTGAGAGTGACACTCCGCAAGATGATGGAAGTGATGACCGAGCAAAAATGGCCGTCACCGGAGGTTATCGCCATGTCTTCGCCGCAACGGTTTTACTCGCTTGTTGAATTGATAAAAAAAGACGAGTAACATACATAGGACAGGGGGGTAGTTCGCTACCTCCCTTTCCAACCAACCGACTGGGTTAAGGCAAATAATATGGACTCGCTTACATTTCTTAAGCGGGTTCTTCCAGACAAAGGTTTCTATGTAGCAATAATAATAAATGAAGGGGACGCACCCCAACAAGCCTTTTTTCCTACAGTGGAAGAACTCGCTAACTACTGCCTGATGGCAGATAAGAACGGCAACAACGTCTACTATGCAGTGTCCTCGTTCAATACAAAGGGCAAGCGCAAACAAGACAATGTATGCTTAACAAATACTTTATTTCTTGATGTTGACTGTGGCGACGACAAGCCATACGCGAATCAAAAAAAGGGGCTTGCCGCCCTACTAAAATTCATCCAAGCCACGGGGCTACCAGCACCGATGATCGTATCGTCTGGGCGGGGGCTTCATGTTTACTGGGTATTAAAAAAGGGATTGGCCCCGGCAGACTGGAAGCCGCTGGCTAATGCGTTAAAAGAAGCCTGTGTTACCCATCAATTCGAGGTGGACCCAGCGATCACCGCCGATAACGCGAGGGTGTTACGCCCCGTCGAGACACATAACCCGAAGAATGGGAAAGAGGTTGTCGTCTGGATGGAAGCCGAGCTGGTAGATCAACAAACACTCCAGAACATCTTAGGCTACGGTAAACCTACAGGGGAGACACACCTGGTCACCCCTGTACACAAGGACACCGGGTTAGGAGATGCCCTAAGTACCGACTTCACTCCCGCCCTGCCTAACCTGATTCTGGATGGATGCCGTCAGCTTAAATGGATTACCGAGAACCAGAAAGATGTACCCGAGCCATTATGGTACGACATGTTGGGAGTAGCCGCGCACTGCATCAACCCAGAAGACACTGCCAAATTATGGAGTATGAAACACCCCGAGTATAACGAAGCTACCACTCTCAAGAAGATGGCTCACTGGATAGCGAATACTACAGGACCAACCACCTGCACCAAGATAGAAGGGGACAGGCCCAAGGGGTGCGGTAAGTGCAAACACAAAGGTAACATCGCCAGCCCCGCCCAACTGGGTGTGCATTACGAGAAGATTGCGATCAGTTCCGATGCACCGGATGAGGTGGCCCATGCTGTTGAGGTACCTTGGCCCTATGATAGGGTGAATAAGAAGGGCCAGCCATTTATGGTACATATAATGGATGGAGTACCCATTGATATCTGTCCCTTTGAGATATACCCGGTAGGCTACGGCAGGGATGAGTCCCTTGGGTATGAGACTGTCCGGTTCAAATGGAAGCGTAAGCACGTTGGCTGGCAGGACTTGGTGTTCCGGCAAGCATATCTAAACGACGAAAACCGTGAGTTTGCTACCACCATAGCCGACCAAGGTATAGTCCTCCGGGGTAAGAAACAGGTACAAGGATTTCAGTGGATGTTACGCGCCTACATGGACGAGCTTCGTAAGACAAAGACAATGACCAACATCCACAATGCGATGGGGTGGAAAGAAAACTTCACCCAGTTCGTTATAGGCGACAAGCTGTACCGCAGGGAGATAGACGGTAAAGTAGTAGTCGATGACATAGCCCTCACATCGAACACCAACCGTCTGGGTAATACGTTGTACGCACACAAGGGTAGCTTAAATGAATGGGTCGAGGCCACAGGATTGCTCCAGAAGGCCGGTCTTCCCGCGCATATGTTTGCCCTAGGCCATGCCTTCAGTGGCCCTCTATGGGCCTTGTCGGGCCTCAAAGGTGTCACTATGTCCCTTTTTGGTGACACAGGAGCGGGTAAAACGCTCGCCCAGCTATGGATGCAGTCCGTATGGGGCAACCCTGACAAGCTACATATCGCTGCCAAATTTACACAGAACGCCCTGTTCAACAGGTTGGGGATGTACTGTCACTTGCCTATGACCATCGACGAAGCGGGTATGATGGAGGACAAACATATAGGTGAGTTCTGCTACATGGTTACACAGGGCGAGGACAAGAAGCGACTGACCCGCACCATTGAGGAGCGCGAGACCAAAGAGTGGGCCACCTGCGTGGTGGTGTCCACCAACGTATCCTTCGTCTCCAAGCTAGCGGCGTCTGGTCTTGAGACTGATGCACAGATGGCTAGGCTCCTTGAAGTCCAGATGCCCATGCACAAGATGTTCGATGACAACAGTACCGCAGGGCGCACCATCATTAAATTTCTCATGCATAACTACGGTATCGTGGGTGAGGAGTATGTTAAGGCGTTACTCAGCAGAGGAGAGACAAACTTACGGGAACACATTACAGAGAGTACGAACACATTTGGCGACCGCTACGGCTGTACGTTCACAGGGGCGGAACGTTTCTGGGAAACAGACTTCGTTCTTCTAGACGTTGGCCTTAATATCGCAGACCAAGCGGGGCTGTTAAACTTCGCCCCCGAACTAGGTGTCGAATG